GTAAAACGCCGACCTTCCATTCGGTAGAAGCTGGGCTTGCCTTTGATATCTGCAAGAATATTAAGGGGCAGGAATATTCCGACAACGCCTTTTGGGACTACTGCGGCGCGCTCGGCAAGAAAATGGGCTTTACATGGGGCGGCGATTGGAAATCGTTTGTGGACAAGCCGCATTTCCAGTGGGACGAGCATGGCAAGTATAGCGGCAGTGATGTCCTAGCAGGGCGTATGCCGCCGCCTATGCCTTTATATGAAGGGGAGGATGAAATGACACAAGAACAATTTGAAGCGATGTACGACAAGATAAACCCCACCTACGCCACGCTGGCTGATGTGCCGGACTACTGGCGTGAGGAAACGGAGACGTTGGTATCTGCCGGTAAGCTGCGCGGCGACGGAACCGGAAAGCTGAACATCCGACATGAAACGCTTAGGGCGGTAATTATCGGGGAGAGGTAAGAATATGGACGCAAGCCAGAATTGGCTTTTGCTGATTAAAGGGGGTATCCAGAGGTGGCTGATAATAAAATTCCTCAAGAAACTAAAGAACAAATGATGAGGGTTCTTCGAGAGTTCGTAAATCTCGGAGTTATTGGTCGTGCGTTTGATAACGCTGGAGTACCTCGTAGCTACCACAAGAAGTGGATAGACCAATATCCTATTTATAAAAAACGCTTCGAAGAGGTCAAGGAAATGTTCGTTGATGGCCTCGAGATGGTAGCCATTCAACGTGCAAAAGATAAGTCGGACACTCTTCTTACTCTTATGCTTAAAGCCCACAGACGTGAAGTTTATGGTGATAAGTCTGAGGTTGAGCACAGGGGCCTTAAGAATCAAATACAGCTTGTGTTTGCAGAGTCAATGCTTACTGATGAGGAGAAAAAGCTTCTCTCGGACCAGCAACCTGTGGAAGAAAGCGAAGAGGTTTAACTTTCGTATCCTTAGAAAGGAGGTGACCAATAACACATGGCTTCCAGGAAAAGACTGAGTCCTATCCGTCAACTTGCTAAATATGAGCCACATCCACATCAAATAGCCTTTCATCAAGATACTCATAAATACAGAGCACTTGTTTCAGGAGTCGGCGCTGGAAAAACTCGTATGGGCGTCGAGGAAGTCATAAAATGGACCCAGTTATACCCTGGAAGCCTTGGTGTTATTGGGCGTCTTACTTCTAAATCTCTTAAAGAGACTACACAAAGACGATTCTTTGAAGTCTGTGACCCTCGACTTATCGAAAGCTTTAACATCAGCGAGGGCCACCTGTGGTTAAAGACTAATGCAATCGACGAAGACGAGAGGCCTATATACTCTGAAATTCTCTTTATGCACCTCGATGAGCCTGGTCCTCTTGGTTCTCTCGATATTTCTTACTTTTGGATTGATGAAGCTCATGAGCCTGACGGTACAGAAGTGCCAGAAGCTACTTTTGATATGCTTACAGCCCGTCTTCGTCACCCTGTTGGCCCGTGGAGGGGCTTTGTAACTTCAAACTCAGGAGGTAAAGACTGGGTTTGGGACAAATTTTTCAATCCAAGTAAACGTAAAATGCTTAAAGAGTACGTTGGCTGGGTTGCACCAACTACTGCTAATGCAAAATACCTCCCTGAAGGCTATGTGGAGGAGCTTTCGAGAACACATACCCAAGTTTGGGTCGATAGATTTCTTAATGCAAGCTTTGATGCCTTCGAGGGACAGATATTTACCGACTTCGATGAAGACTTCCATACATACAATCCTGCTGATATGGACATTAGTCAATTCTGGGAACACGGTGCAGGTTTTGACTTTGGGGTAAGTGCTCCCACAGCCTGTGAGTATGGCACTATAAACCACGATGGTCAAATTATTGTCTATGATGAAGACTATGAAGCCGAGGCCAATATCGAAACTTTCGCCAGAAGCATTAAAAAGAGGGGCTTTAGTCATGTTTATGCTGACCCATCGGTAGTAAATAGAGGGCCAAACAAGAAAAGCCCTAAACAGCTCTATCAGGAACAAGATATTTACCTTATTCCAGCCTCTAACGACGAAGATTTCTTTATTACTTATCTTATAAAGCTCTTCCGTGATAGAACCCCCGATGGAAGACCAATGATTATGATAAGTAAAAAGTGTAAATACCTGATAGACCAGATTAAAAATGCTGCTTGGGACCCCAAAACAGTAGCTGGGACTACACATGACAAAGTCAAGCGAGGGGAGAATCACGCTCGAGACGCATTAAAATACTTCATAAATGGTATGTGCTTTATGCCCGGAGTATTGAACCCTGTGGTACCGTCAGGTAGTGAAAAGCCAAAGGCTTTAGTTGTAAATGGAAATTGGGAGCATGAAAGTTTTCTTGAAGACAAAGACTTCGATACAGAGAACTACTGTCACCCGGAAATAAAGGAGGCTGTGCTAAATGCTACTTACAGTAATACTAATAGCAGGGCTTGAAGCTCTTGCTGTTGCGTGTTTTCTACTTGGCCATACTTTAGGAAGGCAGTTTGAAAGAGCTAGCAAATGCAAGCTTCCTAAAGTTGAACTGCCGGAGGATGTTCTTGACCCAATAACCCCAGAAGACCAGATGTTAATGAAGAGACTGGAGGAGGCTACCCCTTATGGCCATACTCAAAAAGACGAAGAATAAGCAATACACACTGTCCGACAAGGACCGTGAACTTCTTGAGAAAATTCAAGAGAGGTATGTTGCGGCTTATAATATGAAGCAACAGTTGGGTATGGACACCCTGTGGGCAAAGTGTCAAGACTACTGGGCTGGTGACATAAATGCTCCAACTCACGAAGATGACCCCGGTTCTGAGACTAACGTGATTCAGCCAATTATCGAGTCTCAGGTCGCTGATATAGTTAACGGTGACCTCGATATTCTTGTAAAAGGTCAAGGTCCTTCTGACCAGGTATTCTCCACTGAAGTCAGTCAGATTCTCAAATGGGTCTGGTACCACAATGGCATGACTAAGAAACTTGATAGCTCTGAGAGGGATAGACTTAACCTCGGTTCTATTATCATAAAGGTCTACTGGGATAAGGACGCAATAGGGGGAAGGGGTATTCCAAACATTTGCCCATTGTCTCCGGATTGCTTCTTCCCAGACCCGAAAGTTACCGATGTTGATTATCTTCAAGATGCCGACTACATAATACAAACTTCTTGGTACTCTCGTAGGAAGCTTCGTCAACTATTCGGGGACAAAGCTCACTTTGTAAAAGCTGAACCCACCGGTCAGGCTTATGATTCCCGTATTTTTGGAGAAGGAGACTATGCTGGCTCTGATAGTATTACAAATGACCAAGCTTGTCTGTTTGAGTACTGGGAACGTAAAGATGATGGAAAATTACGTCTGGTATACTGTACAAGAGACGTAATCCTTGCTGACTCTGACGAGGATAAAGAAGATAATATTGCTTCTATTCCGGAAGAGTCTGATAAATACCCGTTTGTTATGCTTCTTGGCTACAAGAAAAAAGGTAGACTCTGGGGTATGGGGGATACCGAACAACTTATCCAAGTCCAAGATATTATTAACGACTTGGATGACCAAATAAGAATGAATGCTCGACTTATGGGCAACATTCAAATAGTCGTTGGTGTAGGGTCTGGTATTAACATTAACAAGTGGACTAATAAGCCTGGTCTTAAAATACCGGCCAAAGACCACACCGCTTGGAAAGAGGTTCAACCCCCTTACATTCCTGCCTACATCAATAACCGTCGTGAAAAAGCCTTCTACGAGACTGAGCTTATCTCTGGACGCTCTGAAGTTGTTGAAGGCAGACGTTCTGGAAGCCTTCGTGCTGCCTCTGCTATTCTTGCTCTTCAGGAAGCTGGTTCTCGTAGAGCTAATCATAAAAAGCTTATGCTTCAAGATGGTCTCCGTGAAGTCATGAACTTGGTCCTTGACTATGTGAAGGAGTTTATGACTACGGAGCAGGCCTTCGATATAACTGAGAAAGACAAAACATCTTATCTGTGGTTCCGTGGTTCTGACCTTAAAGCTATTCCTCAACTTACCCTTAATGAGAACTATAACCCTTCAAGTGATGATGCCACCATGAGAGGGAGATATAAACCTCTGTATGATGAGACTGTGGTCGACCCTGAGACCGGTGAAGAGATTGTCGGAGAGCTTATGACTAAGAACGCCGAGTTTGACCTTGAGGTTTATATAGGGGCTGGTATGCCTAATAACAAATCCTTCATCTACGAAGCCGCTGTTGAACTTCATAGGGAGAACATTGTTACTACCGAGGAAACCCGTGAAGTGCTTAAGAAAATGCTTAACTGGCCTATCATCGACCCGTGGAAGCCGGAAGGTATCTTTGCAGGGCGTAACAGTTCGGCTGACCAGCTCGATATTGCTAACTCAATTACTACCCCAGAACAAACTCCTCCGAGCATCCAGCCTACTCCTATGGGTCAGCCGATGGCAGGCCCACAAATTGACCCAGCCATTATACAGCAGATACAGGCTATGGTTCAGTCAGGCAATATGGACCAGAATCAACTTTACTCTTTGCTTAGTCAGTTGCCTCCTGAAACTCTTAATCTTATCCTTGCTGGAATACAAGGAGGAGCGATATGATTATTTCTGATTCTTCTCAACGTGACCATATGCTTCGAGAAAAGTTTATGGGCCATAGTACTGAAAATCCGTTAATAAGACTATACGCTAGAATGGATAGAGAAAGACTTTTATCTCTTCCTGTTTGTCCTAAATGTGAGAGGCTTGGTCTTAGAGATAAAGGTTGGTTAGCTCAAAAGATTATGACTTGTCCACACTGTGGATATCACGGTAAAGCCACCCATCAAATGTCAGCATACCTCAATGAGGGTTGTTATAAGTAGGGCTCAACTCCTACTATGTTGAAGGGTTCAGCTCCTTTAATGCTGTATTACAGGTGAAGACCTGAAAATACTTAAGGAGGATTCTATCATGGCTGATGAAGAGAAATTGGTTCCTGGGACTGAGACCGAAGAACTCGAGGATACAAATCTCGAGGAAACTGAAGTCGACGAAGAGGCTTTAGAGGAAACAGTCGAAGAAGACGGAGAGGGTGGAGAAGAGGAAGAAACTTTCTACACTCAAGAACAGGTTGAAAATGCTATCAAGACCCGTGTCAGCACTTTCAATCGCAAGTTGGAGAAAATGAAGCCCTATGAAACGGCTGTAAGGAAGATTAGTGAAATCACAGGTTTACCTGTGGATGCACTGATTGTTCGACTGCAAGGTATGTCCGACGTTGAGCAGGCGAAAATTCTTGGGGTGTCTCCCCAGCAGTTAGCCTTAAAACGTCAGATAACCGAAAGCACAAAAGCTGCAAATGAGCAGACCATGAAACTCCAACGGGAACTTGAGGAGCAGAAGATGCTTTCTGACCCCAAGTACAAAGACTACTCTCTCTATAAGGAAGAGGTGTTAGAGCTGATGGACGAGAACCCAAAGCTGTCTATGAAGCAGGCATATATTCTGGCTAAGGGTGAAAAAGGTACTCAGGCTGCCGTACGAGACGCCGAACAGAGAGCTGTTGCCAAGATGACCAAGTCCTCTAATCAGAGGATGGTCAAACCTGGGGTAACCCCCGGAAAAACAGCACCGAAAATTGATGCCTCTACGATTGCGGCTGCCAAAAAGGTAGGTATGGACCCAGCTGAGTACGCCACTTTTGCTAACATCTCCACTCTTGACGAGTTTGAGAAGCTGAAAGCTTCAAAGAAAGGATGATATTATGGGCAAGACAAACTTCGACATAGTTGAGGCTAACTCGTTTGTTGGGCCTGATGGTCCTATAACGGGTGAAGGTGGTTCTGTGACTATCCCAAACCCCCTTGAGGTGAATATCATTGGTAATGTTACTGGTAGTGTTAATGGTAATGTTACTGGTAATGTTACCGGAGGGATTGTTGGTACAGCTATCGACACGGCTGATGCTACTGCAACGGCTTCAACCGATACAGTTGACACGGATGAGTTTGCTGCTGTTGTGGCCCTCGTGAACGCCTGCAAAGCAAAGATAAACAGCATTATCGTTGTCGAAGACGAAGACTAAGAAAGGAGAAAAATAATGGGTGCTCAATATCTTTATTCCCTCGATAACACTCAGCCCATGACGGTGAAAATCGTCACTAATGCTGCTGTGGTCGAAGGAGATATTCTCGCAATTACCTCAGGCCTTGTGGGTCCCCTCGCTAACGGTGATGATGCCATCATCGGTCTTGCGATGGGTGACGCTGCGAGGGGGGCAGAGTGCTCTGTGCTTCTGCTCAACCCCCGCTCCGTTATCCGGGTTCCCTTTACGGGCTCGATTAAGAAGTTCTTCGCTGATGCTGACCGGTTCGGCACTTTGTTCGACTGGGATGCCACAGCCAAAGACCTTGACCCGGATGATACAACTGGAGGGGTCTTCGCAATCGTCCAGTACAACAATGTGGATAAGACGGCTGGTACGGGCTATGCAGATGTCTGCATTACCTCTGCTAAGCTGTGGACCGCATAAGAAAGGAGAGTTTGACTTATGCCTATGCAGTCTGTAAACTTTCAGGCTCTCCTGGAGCCTAAGTTCCGGAAAATCTTCTTTGAAGCCTACTCGGAGGTTCCGGAACAGTACTCCAAGGTCTTCGACGTAAAGAAGTCGACCAAGGCCAAGGAATACGACTACCATGTCTCCGGCACCGGAATATGGGAGGAGAAACAGCCTTCAGGTCCTATCGCTGAAGACTCCATCGAGCACGGCCAGGAAGTCACATACATCCACAAGTCATACGCTAAGATGATTTCTGTGGAACGTGAGTTGGCCGACGACGACCAGTACAATATCATCGACAAGCTCCCCAGAAGCCTTGGTCGTGGCTGCCGTGTGACCATTGAGGAGACAGCAATTAAAATCCTCAACAACGGCTTTGCTACTAACGGCTATGACGGGGTGCCGCTGTTCTCCAATGCGCATCCCCTGCTCCGTGGTGGCACCGCTGACAACCTCCTCACCGGAGCTGCCTTGGACGACACCTCCCTAAAGCTCGCCCTGGCGCATATGAGGACTCAGACCCTGACGCAGGAAGGCTTCAAAATGCAGGCCAACGCCAAACAGCTTATTGTTCATCCGGACAATGAGTTTACGGCTTTGACTCTTATGCAGTCTTCTCAGACCGCTGGCACCGGTAACAACGACAAGAACGTAATCAAGGACCGTATGTCCGTTGTGGTGCTCGACTATCTCGACGACTCGGACGTTTGGTTCCTCCGTGACCCCCGTCTCTCCGAGACGAACTTCTTCTGGAGGGTCAAGCCCGAGTTCAAGTCCACGGAAGTCTTCGACAACATGGTTGCCAAGTACCGTGGCTACTGCCGCTTCTCCGTTGGTTATTCCGACTGGAGAGGCTGGGTCGGCAATCCTGGAGCCTAAGAATTAAGTAGAAAGGAGGGTACCCATTATGACCGGAAGGGACTTATTTAGACAACTCCAACAGTTCGGCGACCTCGATGTGCAGGAGCCCACAGTTCTTGGCTGGATTGATATGTGCCAGAAGAAGTCCTCCTTAGATTTACCTGTGGTACAGTCAGTGACGGCTATGAGTGTTGTGGACGGTACTGTTATCGACGTACCTAACGGGGTGTTTAGGGTTTTGACCGCAAGTGATGGGTACCCTCTATCTGCTATTGAGGTTGGCGCTAATACATTGATTCTCCATCAAGCTGCTGACTTTGTAACTATTACCTACTCCTCTATAGCTCCTGACTACACTAATATGGATGACGAGTTGACCATTCATCCTTCTCTTCATGCTCCCATGGTATACTTCCTTGTAAGTATGTATTACGACATGGAAGGTGAGGGAGATACTGAAGAAAGTGGACTTGCTGAACGGTTTTACCAAAGGTGGGTTTACTACCGCAATATGGCCATAGCTGCCCTTACAGGTACAGACTATGACTTACCTAGTAGAGAACCTGTACCAACAAAAGACGTGTTACCTCGTACAAGGCATGTAAGGAGGGATCCGTACTTTGAGTAGTTCTCAGAAGAAGCTTTTAAGCTTCACAAACTTCAACAGAGGAATAAATACAACCTCATCTTTCGATGAGCTTGAGTCCACAGAGCTTGTAACGGCCGTGAACATTGACTTAAAAGCTCGTGGAGGATACACCCAGAGAAAAGGTTGTTCTATATACAAGACTATCGAAGACGATGAAGAGATACTTGAGTCTCCTGAGTCTCCTAAGTCTCCTGAGTCTCCTGAGTCTCCTGTGTCTCGACTGATTGAGTTTCCTGTGTCTCGACTGATTGACTATCCTGGTAACCCCTTGCTTGTTATCAACAGGACCCTTAGGGACTTCGATAGCACCCCCATCACGTTACTTTTGAACTCTAACGATGTAGACTATGAGTTCTTTACCAATGAAAAGCTTTATATGCTCGACGGCACAGAATATTGGGTCTATGACGGTATCACTTGTCAACCTGTGACCCCAGCTGATGGCTCCGATTTGGCCCCCATAAAAAGATGCACTCGACTGATTCAGAGAGGACAGAGAATGTTTGCTCTCGGAGACCCACAGAATCCTAACTATCTCTACTTCTCCGAAATTGGGGACCCTACGAACTTCAAGCCCTCCTCAATAGTCAAGGCTGTCACTGACGACTCTGATGTGCTTAAAGGCCTAAGTCTGTTCTCTAACTCACTGCTTGCCTTCAAGGAAGACGAGATATTCCGTTGGTCTGGCTGGGACCCAAGCTCAGATGTGCAGTTCAACCCTTTAGACACCGGCCACGGTACTGTGGCTCCCGATACTATCTGTGTCTCCGAAGACTTTCTTATCTTCGCTGATAGTGATGGTGTGTTTGCTCTTACCACTATTGAGACTCAGCTTATCAAGTCCTATAACATTACTAAGAATATCGAAGAAATCTGGAAGACTCTTACTAATAAGAGCAAAATGAAGGCTATTGTTTATGAAGGCAACTACTATCTTGCTTGCTGTAATGACGGCTCTGGAGTCAATAACTTAGTCCTTAAGGCCTCTCTGGGTATGGCCTACAATGGTTCAGTTAACGAAGGCGTAAGTTCGTTGCTGTTCCCGTGGGTCACATACACAGGCTGGAAAGTCTCTGACTGGATTATTATAGACAATGAATTGTACTTTGGGTCCTCAGTGAATGGTATTATCTACAAAGCCTTTGATGGTCTAAATGATGTAGACCAGCCTATTTATGCTGAGGCTACCCATTATCTTAAGCTTGAGGATGCTGTTACAAGGAAGAAAGTCAAAAGATTGTTTCTTGTGGCCCTTCAGGATGAAGAACATAGAAGTACAGTTCGTCTCGATATTGAGGCTGGTTATGCTACGTTTCATAAACTTGTCTCTCTTGATGAGTCTGGTGCCTGGGATGTTGGTGATTGGGATGAGGTTGTCTGGGACTGGGTTGATACCGTTATTAAGGAAATACGAATAGGTAAAAAGCTTACTCGTATTCGACTTAAGATAAGCCATGAGGCTGTAGATGAGGTAATGACGATTTATGGCTTTGCTGCATTCTACAAGGTTAAGAAACCTAGAGGTTCACGAAGTGGAGTCGAAGACATTGATGAGATATAAGAAAGGAGTGACTTACAATGGCTGTAACTGCTGAGGACAAAAAATATTTAAATCAAGCCGGTATTCAGCAAGTTCAGGCAGCTACGGATGCTTGGAACAAGGCCAATGCTATAGGAGATACTGCTGGGATGGCAAAAGCTGCAGCAGACGCAGCTGCTGTAAGAAGCAGTAGCTTATATCAAGCTTCGGGAGGTTCTGGTTATACTACCGACTCCTGGGGACGATATGTGGCTCCTATTACCCCAACTTCAACCGGTGGGGGCTCTAGTGGGGGTGGAAGCTCGGGTGGAGTATCTGACCCCTATGCAAACCGAGATATCGCTGCTGAGATTATAGCCTTGTTAACCGGAGGTGGTCAGATTGACTACGCCCAGCTTAACAATCTTGCTCAGCAACGAGATGCTAAAATGGCATCTAATCCCGATGCTTACGGTCAGTTTGAGAGTACACAAGATATTCTTAACCGGTATCTCCCTCTTGCTCAGCAAAATGAGGCTCTCACACGACAGCTTCAAGAACAACAGAAACAGCCGAGGGAGATTGATAACCTCATTGACTTACTCACACAGTTGGGTCAACAGCCAATCCAACAAATGAGCTTTGAGGAGGCTCAGCAACGGGCTGGCTCAGAGCTTAACCCGATGTATGAAGATGCAGCGAGGAGGCTTATGCAGAGCCTTAACGCTGATATGGAGCAAAGAGGTATCTACAACTCACCCCTCGCCTCCGGCATTATGACTGAGAAACAGGGTCAGCTCTCCAATGAGCAAATTGCTGCTATTGCTCAAAGAGCTAATACTCTTATCCAGAATGATGCCGAGATGTCTCTCCAAGAGAAACAGCTTAGGTCTAACACTCTTAACAACCTCTTGTCCTCACTTATTGGCCGTGAAGTCAATCTTGCCAATATCACAGGAACCTACAATGGGCAGCCTACTTTTGCCAATCAGCAATTCCAGGCTCAGCAAGCCCTCTCAGAAGCTGAACTTACCGGGATTCTCAATGGAACTCAAACACTCGCAGGAAGAGCATTTGACCTTCAAGCAAGTACCCAGGTTCTTAACAACGCTCTCAATATTGTAGAAAGCCTGGGTCAGGTTACTACACAGGCTCAAGCTGACTTGCTTGGGGTACCTATTGGAACACCTTCCTGGCAGGCCCGTAATGCTGCCGAGCAGAGGGCTCAGGAGCTTCAGATGTTTAATCAGGAAATGGGCTTAAGGAGACAATCTAATGCTCTTCAAGCCCAGGCCAACAGACAAAGCCAGCTCTTAGCTGACTTCAACAAGGATATGATTATTTGGGAGACCACAGGTTCTGCTCCTAACACTCAAGCTATGCAACACTATGGTATAGCACCCGGAACACCATTCTCCGAAGAGGCCAAACAATCTGTGTCCGAGAAGCTGCAGGAAACTCAGGACCAGATTCTACTTATTGGTGCTGAAGAAGAGCTTCAATTCCAGAAACGTGCTACTAACTTTATGCAGACCTACGGCACGTCTCGTGGGGTTGCTGAAGCTGCTCTTATCGTCATTGACCAGACTTCTACCTTTAATGATGCTAGAAGTAGAGTTAATGCTCAGAAGTCTGCTCTCACAGCTGAAGGTATTAACACTACTAATCTTATCAATATCCTCGAGAAGTACTTCAATACTCAGAGTGCCTACGGTGGAGTTAGTACTACTGCTCCTTCCGGTAGTGGTAGTACTACTGTTCCTGCAGGTTCTGTTCCTGCAGGTTCTGTTCCTGCAGGTTCTGTTCCTATAGGAGGAGGCTACTATAGAACACCAGATGGAAAAATTGTCGCAGGACCCGGTGCTCGCACAACAAACTAAGGAGGTATCCCATGGCTATTTCCTCTGCATTACGAAGGGCCCTTGGCGATAACTCTATGTATACTAGAGGTCAGTCAGGTGCTAAGAGCTCTGTTCAAACTCAAATTGAAAATGCAAGTACAAGGCTTAATGCTATAGGAGAATATCCCGAGCAGGAAAACAGTCAGAACTTCTTACTTAAAGCCTTGGACATTATTGCGAGACCAGGGTATGGTGCAACTGGCCTTATCCGTGAGTTTACAAACAATCAAGCCGGTGGTACCCCGGGTGAGTTCGACCCGTTAGGAGCTTTCTGGAGAGGACTTAAGGGAGAAGAGAAATTTACTGGCAAAGACGTTTTTATGGACGTTGGCTTGTCCGGTGACGAGGGAGTCTTCGGGGGAGAAGCTAAGTGGTATAACCCTTCCCCTGCTGGAGCTCTAGGTCTTGCTCTCGATATATTCAACCCCCTTGACCCTGTTAACTGGCTAGGCTTTGGTGTTGGAGATGATATTGTAAAAGGTGCGTCCAAAGGTCTCAACGCCCTCACAGATGCCTTTGGAGCTACCAAAGCCGCCCAAATTGCTGACATATTAACTGCTTCAGCAAAAGTTGCAGACACTGTGGGTGACGTTGCTGGGGCTGCCAAAGCGGCTGACACTGTAGGAGATATTGCCAAAGGAGTCAAGGCTGTAGATACTGCTGGGGACGCTGCTCGTGCAGCAAAAGCTACTGCTTCAATCCTTGACGACCTTGGTGCAGAGACTGTAGGTAAACTTGCTGCTCAAATTACCAACAAAGTTGACGATGTAGATTCTCTTAGAAGAATCAGTGAACTTATCCAAGAAGGTCTTGCTGAAACTGGTAAGACTGCTACTTCTCGACTTAACTACTCAGTATCAAAGCCTCTCACAATAGGGCTTCAAAACCCGCTAAGTGTTACTCCTATTGGCTCAGTAAAACTACCTGGTTATAAGGCCACAGGTGGTATTTCTAGATTGCCTATTATAGCTCCAGGTAAAGATATAGCTGGTACTTTCGTTAATATCCCCGGTAGTGAAAACGTGACCAAGATTGTTGGTCAAATTGCTAAAAAGATTGCTGGTACGGACGTTGGGCAAGCCCTTGGTAAAATGTTTAGTACAGTCTTTGTCCCAGCTAATGTGCCGGCCTCTGTGGTGACAAAGAGTATGACGGCTTCAAACATTGACGACTTGGTTGCCCTCTCAAAAACAAGCCCAGCTAACATACCGCTGTCTATTGAAGAGTTACTCTCTTTGCAAGATGATTTGGCCGGAATAAAGCTCGGTAAGACCTTTGACTTTGCTGACGACTTTTCGGCTACTGAGTTAAAACTTCTCAATAAGGGGGAATATTTTAGTGTAGAGGACTTGGCCAAGAAAGTTGGTCTTAAAGACTTTACTACCGATGATGTGTTAACTACTCTTGCTCAAGCCCCTTTCACTAAGAATATTACTGAACTTTATGACGACTTAAGGCTTCTTAAGCCAGCCGCTGAAGCTAAAGAGCTTTTTGTTGA